ATCTTTACAAAGACGGTTGGAGTGAGAGTAAAGTTATTGATACACAAAAGGATAAAGAAGGTAACCTTGAGTGGATACAACTACACTTGCGTTGGGGATTAGATGAGGAAGGATATAAGCAAGAGTGGTACGAAACAATTGAGTATGAGAAGGAAGATTTTCTTAGAGAGTATGATAAGAACTTTCCAATATTAAAGGTGGTAAAATGACAAAAGAAATGATGGAAGAAATATTAGATAACTGGATTGTATGGAGTAATGATATACATGAAGTTAATAAATCAACTTGGTCTCAAAGAGATAATGCTATTGTAAAAGCAATAACAAATATATTGGAGGAAAAATTATATGAGTATGAAGAATAATTTAAATAGTGAATTAATATATGCATCAGCTTTTATAGACGGTGAAGGACATATAGAATTTAAAACAAGACCGAAAAAAAATAGTAGAGGAAAAATATATCCTTGTAAATCAATTAGGATTGAAGTTTGTAATACAGATTTCAAACCAGTTGAAGACTTACAAACTACATTTGATTGTGGATTTATTTCATATCCTAAAAGAAGATTAAGAAAAAATGGTGAGTTAGGTAAGCAACAAATTAAATGGTGTGTTACTCATAAAGATTGTTATAAGGTTAGTAAATTAATTTTACCTTTTCTTAAAACAACAAATAGAATTAACACAGCAAAAGAAATCATAAATTATTATGAGGCGTAAGGTGAGAATAAAAGAAGCTATCTATGGTAGAAAAGTTTTTAATAATAAAAAAGAACTTGACTATTATAAATTATATCAACAATTAAAACTGGAGAAAGGATTAGTTATGGATGTACATACAGCAATAGGTAAATGTGAAGGATATATTAAATGTGATACAGCAGAGGAAGAGATTAAAGCTTGGCAGTTTCTAGTTGATACTGGTATGGCATGGGAGTTACAAGGTTGGTTTGGAAGACAAGCACAATCTATGTTAGATATGGGTATATTAAAAGAAAGAAACTTACAATAAAACGCTTGACAAATTTTGAAAATCTGATAAGAGAATATATATGAGAACAACTTTAAAAACTTTATTTGTAAAAGCAAGAATGAAATACGCTGACATAAGAGGACATCATGGTAAGCGTTGGGATTATGAGCCTGGTGATTGGTATATGGGGCAACATAAAAAGAAAAAACAAACAAACAATATGGTAGGTAAAATAATTATGGGTACGTTAGGAATATTATCATTGATAATTTTATTATCAATCATATTAAACTACTTACAAGGAGGTATATAAAATGTATATAGATAAATATAATATAAAAATTTTAGGTCAAGAATATGATTCTAAAAAAGATAAGTATGTTAATGACTTAACTAAACTAACTTTAAACTCAACTGATGGTTTGCATCATAAAAAATTTATAACAATGTTAGAAGAGTTATATGATGCTCATGAGGGTCAAGAGTTAGAATTAGATATTAAAATTAAACAACATCAATATAGTAACTAAGGAGAATAATATGTTTGGATTAAATAAAGATAAACAAGAAGATAAGACTAGAAGATATATGGTAATGGGTAAGTTTACACACTCTGATAATTTTCTTTTAGAAAAACAATTTATTAATAGACATAGTGCAGATGCCTATGCTGAATTGATGACTAAAAATAAAGAGCATGAGAACTATGAATACTTTTTATTTGAACAATCTAAAGCTTATAGTGAAGAGGATACTAATGAGTAACAATGAATATTCTAAATTATTAGAATGGACTAATCAACTCTCAGAAAGTAATTTAAGTTTGATACAAGAGATAAAAGATTTAGAAGTTAAGTTTATAAATTTAAAATCTAAATCTAATGATTGGATAGCAAACTTAAAACATGCTGAGGAAGTTAGATTAAAACTAGCTGAAGAAATAAAAAATCTAAAAGCTGAAGTTAAATATGAAAGACAACTTAGAATAGAAGGAGCAAAGCATCATTAAAGTGTTGATATTACTAGGTTTTTTAAGCCTTAGTTTGAACACAATTTTATGTTACAATAATTTATGCTTACAAAAAAACAATATAAACTTTATACTTTTATAAAAGATTATGTTAAGGAGCATAAGGTTATGCCTTCATTTCAAGAGATGATGGAGTGCATGAATGTTAAAAGTAAAAGTACTATATTTCAAAGGTTGGGCTATCTAGAGTGGAAGGGTTACATTAGAAAAATACCCTTCCAAGCTAGAGGAATAGAAATATTAAAGGAGTATGAACATGATGTATAGTGAGAATAAAAAATATAAAGATGTACCATTAGATAATGAAGTGTTTACATACCTAGATAAATGTGATACTTTAGAATCAGAAAAGTTAAGTATGTTACTAGCTAATCTTAGTATGCCTAAGATGTGTTATTGTTGGAGTAGTACTGATGACTTTAATTATCTTTTAAATAAATATAAAATAGATATTAATAAGTTTGAAAAAGAACAACCGACTATTGAGAAGTCAGTGAAGTTAGAAATATCTGATACTATATTTAATCTTATTGACACTAACAAATATAAAAAAAGAAATTTAATTAAAGCATTAAGAGATAAGTTTCCAAATGTAAACGCAGGTATTATTCATAGGTTACTAAAGAAGTATTTAGATTTAAGAATACTTGAGATTGATAGAACATATAAAACAAAACCGTATGTTATTAAAGGAAAGTATTATATTAAATCATGACTAAATTTATTTTAAAAAAATCATATGTCAATTTAGATTTACAAATTGAAGATGTGTTTGAGAATGTAAAAGATGAAGAGAAGTTAAAAAAGAAAATAGAGTTTAGTGATAACGCTATTATAATTAATAAAGAGGCTAAGTATTCAAGAGCAACAATAGAGGAGATTGATGAGAAAACTTACAAAGCAAGAGTTAAAAAGGTATCTGACAAGAATAGAACAGTTACTACTAAGGATATTAAAAAGGATTAATCATGTTAAAACCTCAATCATTCATAAACCCAATCGCAACAAATCGTAATTATCAAATTACACCTGAGTTAATGTTGTGGCGTTCAGTAATAGTAAGAACAGTATTAGATGCTATGGATGTTGATATACATGCTTGGGGTTATGCAAGAAAAGTTATAGTAAAAGAAGCAAAAGAATGGTTTGATGAAAACAATGAAGACTTTGATTTAGTTTGTGATTATGCTAATCTTAAACCATACTTTGTTATTAAACTTTATAAAAGAATAAAAGAAAAAAATAATAAAAAATTATTTGATAATAAAAACTTAAACAAGTTTCTTCTTGAATATCTTTGTACATTTACGGAGGAACAATAGTGAAACTAAATAATACATCTAAGTTTGATATTGATTTAAAGTATGGACAAGTAAGAGAGAAAAGAGTTGCAGACCTATTAGGTAAAGAACAAGTTGAAATTAAAACTGAAAGAAGTTGGTGGAGAAAAACTGGTAACATTGCAATTGAATATGAATACAGAGGAAATCCATCTGGTATTGATAAGACAACATCTAAATGGTGGTTTCATATTTTAGAGTTAGATAAAAAAGAACATTGTATATTAGTATTTAGAGTATCAAGATTAAAAAAAATAGTTAAGAAATATAAAAAAACACACACTAAAAATATAGGAGATTACAGAGCAAGTAAATGTGTAGTTATTCCTATCAAAGAATTATTTAAGGAGGACTGTTACAGTATATAATATGGCAGATAAAGATTTAATTCGTCAATATAAAGATACAATATCAGATTTAACTAAAGAAAAAGAAGATAACTTTAAAACAATTAAAGATAAAGATTTAAGAATTAAAAAAATATTAATTGAATTAGAACAAGCTAATAGTAATATACAATCTATGGGTAAAAAAATTAATGAATTAGAAACTAAGTTAAATAAAAAAGAGAATTTATCTAAGAAAATAGATGAAGTGTTAAGTGGAAAAAGTGAAAAAAAAGTTGATACAAGTGTTGACAATGATGAATAAATTTGCTAAAGATTCTGTCATGTCAAATAAATTAATAACATTACGAGGTAATATAAAATGGCAATAGTAGAAGGTAAAGCTTATTGGGCATCTATAACTAGACCCAATGAAAAGTTTGAACCAATGTGGAGATTAGACTTAGCAGTGGATGATGCAACAGCATCTGAATTTCAAAAGCAAGGTTTCTCAATTGGTGAAACTGTAATTAATGATGAGACTATTAAGAACATCATTAAGTTTAAAAGAAAAGTTTCTAAAGCTAACGGTGATAGAAACCAACAACCACAACTGGTGGATGCAGAAAAGAAACCACTAGATAAAATTGTGGGTAACGGTAGTAAAGTAAAAGTCATGTATAAGTCATACGACTGGAACTACAAAGGTAAAACTGGTAAAGGTCTTGACTTACAAGCTGTACAAGTATTAGACTTAGTAGAGTATACACCTAAAGAAGACTTTGAAGTTGAAGGTTCTTCTTCAGATGGAACTGAAATTAGGGATGATTTTTAGTACAGTTTAGCTGTCCACTAGTTATAATGTTCATATTCATTATACTATACTCCAATGAGATAGGCGAAACCTCCATTCGCCTGTCTCACAATCTATTAAAATTTAAGGGCGACAATGGAAGACACACACAAAAAGGGGTTTGTTAAATATCATTTACCCTGTCCACTTTGTTCAAGTAGCGATGCAGTTTCTTTGAATGAAGATGGTTCAGCATATTGTTTTTCATGTCAACAATACATGAAGGAATACAATATGGAAACAAACCAACAAACAACTACAAGAGTAAATGAATATCAAGTAAAAGATTTTATAAAGGAATCAAACTTTGCTGAAATCATTGATAGAAATATACAAGAAGATACTTGCAAGAAGTATGGAGTTACCGTTAAGATGGACTCACTTGGAAGTATTACTCATCACTATTATCCTTATCATGACAAGCAAGGTGCTAAGGTAGCTACAAAAACTAGGTTCACTAAGTTAAAAGAATTTAGTATTCAAGGTAATACAAAAAATTCTGGACTGTTCGGTGAACATTTATTTTCCAAAAACAAATACATAATAATAACTGAAGGTGAGTTAGATTGTTTATCAGCTTATCAAATGTTTAAGACTGATAGATATGATACACCAGTTGTTAGTATTAAAAATGGAATTACTTCAGCAGTAAAAGATATTAAAAATAGTTTAGACTATCTTGAGCAATTTGATAATGTCATTATTAATTTTGATAATGATAAACATGGACAAGAAGGTGCACTAAAAGTAGCTGAGTTATTTAGTCCAGGTAAATGTAAGATAATGAGTTTACCTGAAGGATTAAAAGATGCATCAGATTGTTTAAGTAAAAATAAAATTCAAATATATACCAAAGCATTTTGGGATGCTAAGTTATATGCACCAGATGGAATTATAAATGCTAATGTTTTATTTGAAGAGATAGCAAAACCTACAACAAGAGCATTTGTTCAATATCCTTTTGAGGGTATGAATAAATTAACATATGGTATAAGACCGTCAGAGTTAGTTACATTTACTGCAGGTTCAGGTTTAGGTAAAACTCAAGTGATGAGAGAAGTAGTACATCATATGTTAAAATCTACAGAAGATAACATAGGTCTCCTAATGTTAGAAGAAACACCAGTCATTACTTCAAAAGGTTTGATGAGTATTGAAGCTAATCAGAGACTACATTTACCAGATGTTCATGTGAGTAAAGAAGAGTTAAAGACCTACTTTGATGCAACAGTAGGTACTGGTAGAGTTTATATGTTTGACCATTTTGGTTCTAACTCTATTGATAATATTGTTTCAAGAGTTAGATACTTAGCAAAAGGTTTAGACTGTAAATATGTAGTGATAGACCATGTTAGTATTATAGTGTCAGACCAATCTCATGGAGATGAACGAAGAGCATTAGATGAGATTATGACTAGACTTAGAACACTAGTTCAAGAGACTGGAGTATCTATGATAGTTGTATCTCATCTAAGAAGACCAGACGGTAAAGGACATGAGGAAGGTGCAGCAACATCTTTATCACAGCTTAGAGGTTCAGCAAGTATAGGACAACTAAGTGATATGGTTATTGGATTAGAGAGAGATGCACAAAACGATGACCCTGAAATTAGAAACACAACAAGAGTTAGAGTATTAAAGAATAGATTCTCAGGACTTACAGGTCCTTGTTGTGATTTAAGATATGATGTTGATACTGGTAGATTAAAAGAGGTCAAAGTAGATGACCTTTAATAAAGTAATCTTTGATATAGAAACAACTTTAACAGCAGATAAAATCTGGTGTATCATTTGTAAACATGGCAATACTTATTACCAATTTACAGAAGGTAAAAACTTACATAGGTTTGAAGAGTTTGCAAAACAAACAGAAGAATTTATAGGACATAATATAATTGGATTTGATGTTCCAGTTGTAAATAAATTTTTTGGTGCAGACTTATTTAAAGATTGTAAAATTACAGACACACTTGTTTTATCTAGATTACTTAATCCTATCTTGGAAGGTGGACACTCATTAAGAAACTGGGGAACAAAGCTTGGTCAAAATAAAATAGAGTTTGAGCAGTTTGATTTTCTTAGTGATGATATGTTAAAGTATTGTCGTAATGATGTTGCTTTAACAGAAAAGCTTTACAAATTTTTAATGAGAAAGATGACTGACTTTGGTGAGTCTATTGAGTTGGAACATAAAGTTGCAGAGATAATTCAGAAACAACATGATAAAGGTTTCTTGATTGATGTTGTTAATGCATATGGATTACAAGCTAAGTTTCAAGAAGACATGAATGACTTAACTAATCAAGTTAGAAAATCTTTTCCACCTGAAAAGATAGAAGAAACATTTATACCTAAAGTAAATAATAAAGCTAGAGGTTATATTAAAGGACAACCATTTACAAAAGTAAAATATAAAGAATTTAATTTAGGTTCACGACAACAAATAGGTGAACGATTAATGAAGCTTGGATGGAAACCAAAAAAGAAAACAGATAAAGGACATGTAATTGTAGATGAAAAAGTTTTATCTGAAATAAAAAATATTCCTGAAGCTAAATTAATAAACAAGTTTCTCTTGCTACAAAAAAGGATTGCTCAAGTCAGTTCTTGGATTGAAGCTATTAGAGAAGATGGGAGAGTACATGGTAAAGTTATTACCAATGGTACAGTAACTGGTAGAATGAGTCACCAGTCGCCCAACATGGCTCAGATACCTGCCGTGTATTCTCCTTATGGTAAAGAATGTAGGGCACTATGGATTGTAAATAAAAAATATAAACTAGTAGGAGTTGATGCATCTGGACTTGAGTTAAGGATGTTGGCTCACTACATGAATGATGAGAGGTATACAAATGAAGTCGTTAATGGAGATATACACACAGCAAATCAAATTGCTGCTGGTTTGGAATCAAGAGATAAGGCGAAGACTTTTATCTACGCATTTATCTATGGAGCAGGTACAGCCAAAATCGGAAGTATCATTGGAGGTACGCAAAGAGATGGAGAAAGAGTTAAAGAAAAATTTCTTAGAGCAACACCAAGTCTTAGAAGCTTACGAGAAAAAGTGGAAAGAGTGGCTCAACGTAGATGGGTCAAAGGACTTGACGGAAGAAAAATAATTATAAGACATCCACATGCAGCTTTAAATACTTTATTACAAGGTGCAGGTGCTATAGTTATGAAGAAAGCGTTGACGTTGCTAGATGAATATGTTATAACAAATCAAATCAAAGCATTTCCAGTTGTAAATGTACATGATGAATTTCAATATGAGGTTGAAGAAAATAGAGCCGAAGAGTTTGGAAGGTTAGCAGTACAATCAATTATAGATGCAGGTAAACAATTAAAAGTGAGGTGTCCTTTAAATGGCGAATACAAAATTGGAAACAACTGGTCAGAAACACATTAGTAATTTAGTACCTGATATTAAGAAGTTAATAACAGATGTATCTAATGGTAAACCTGCACCAATTACAGAAGAAAATTTAAATAAGTTTTTAGATAATGTAAAAGAATCTATATTAGCTTGGAACAAACCAACAGTAAAAGAAAAGTATCAAGGTAAACTTAGAATGTCTATTCTAGGTAAACCACCTAGACAACTTTGGTATGACAAACATAGTCCTAAAGAAACTTCAGAAGATAATTCTGATATGACATTAAAGTTTTTATATGGACATATTATTGAACATTTAATTTTATATCTTGCAGAATTATCTGGACATAAAGTTGAAGACCAACAAAAGAAAGTTGAAGTTGGAGGAGTGACTGGACATATAGATAGTAAGATTGATGGTGAGATATGTGATGTTAAGTCAGCATCACCTTTTAGTTTTAAAAAATTTCAGTCAGGTGAAATAGTTAATGACGACCCTTTTGGTTATCATGCCCAGTTATCAGGATATGAAACAGCAATGGGTACTAATCAAGGTGGGTTCTTAGTTGTTGATAAATCAAGTGGTGATATTTGTTTTTACAAACCAGATGATATGGCTAAACCAAATGTAAAAGAATTAATATCAACACTAGAAAAAACATTAGTGAGTGATGCTCCTCCTAGTAAATGTTATGAAGATAAAACTGAGAAGAATGGTAATAAAACTTTAGCAACAGGTTGTCAGTTTTGTATTCATAAATGGGAGTGTCATAGTGACAGTAATAATGGTAAAGGTTTAAGAGTATTCAAGTATGCTAATAAGAATGTATTCCTTACTAAAATTGTTAAGCTTCCTAATGTTGAAGAAATAACAAACCAATATAAGGAGCAATTAGAAAGTTATGGAAAAAGTAAAACATAAACATTTACTTATTAGAGCAGAAGTAAATAAACCTCCAGAGAATGAGGATGAAATAAAAGAATGGTTACAATATTTAATTAATAAAATAGATATGAAAGTATTAGCAGGACCTTATGCATCAAAGGTTGATAAAGTAGGTAACGCAGGATTAACTGGTGTAGCTATTATAGAAACATCTCATGTTGTTATTCATACTTGGGATGAAATCAAACCTTCATTAGTACAACTTGATGTTTATTCTTGTAAAGATTTTAAGAAACATACTGTTGTAGAATGTTTAGAAGAGTTTGAGCCAGTTCAAATTGATTATAAATATTTTGATAGAGAAAATAATTTTACAGAGATAGAAAATGAACACAAAGAGAATGAGCAAGATAAGAAATAAAGCTAAGGCTATTCTAGTTGAATGGTTAAAATCTTTATTAGGTGAGGAGGAACAAAAGAAAGTTAATGTAAAGAATGTATTAACTTTACTTCCAAATCAAACTCATTACTGGCAAGGTACAACTTTAAGACTGCAACCTTGGTCATATAAGTGGGTTGTTAAAAAATTAAAACACAACCAAGAGTTGACAATCAATGATTTAAATGCTATGTTACAGCCAACAGAAAAAGATTTGAGAAGAAAAGAGATGATTGAGAAAGGACCTTTATTATAATGCCTAGTAAAGATATGTTTAAAGATGTTGCTTATGATAGTTTAAATAAGCAAGTTGATGGAACGCATTACAAAGGTATGAAAATTCAACCTGCTCAATTTATAAATGAGAATCAATTACTGTTTGCAGAAGGTAATGCAATTAAATATATTTGCAGACACAAATTAAAAGGTAAACGTAAAGATATTGAAAAAGCAATTCATTATCTTGAAATGATATTGGAGAGAGACTATGATTAATGAAAGTACTATTTCACAATTAGAAAAAAGAGCAAGAGGTTTTAGAAGAATTATATCTTCACTAAATGATTTACCTATGTATGGTATAAATCCTACAATAGATAAAATGTTATTTGTAAAGTTAGATGCTTTTAAAGACCATTTAAAATTAAAGATTCAAAAGAATAATGAAAAGTTAAATGAAATCTATACTACAAGTATAGATAGTTTATTAGATGATGATGGGCAGTCAGGTTTAGTAACAGATGCCACACAGAAAAATCAACAGAAATAAAAAAAGAGTTAAAACAACTGAAGCTGACCTTGCTTGTTTTAAATTAATTATAAATAATCAAGGTCAATTTGTTATTGAAAAGTCTTTATATCCTAAAGATAAAATTAATTTGCATTTCAAGAAAGAGAATGCAGGTTTAATACATGCTATGCTTAGAGAATCAAATACTAGATTTGATTTACTAACTGAATTGTATGAATTACTTCTTAAAGATTTAACTTAAAAATTATTACTTTGAGTACAAGTAAATTGTATTAATATTTTATTTGTATTTATCCATTCAGCAGGACTTTCATTATTTAAATCTTGTCCTACCTGAAGTCCATGTGCTTGGCATTCTTGCCATGAATTAAAAGTTTCTTTAAAAGTTATTGGTGCTTGACACTGCATTGCAAGTGACGAACAAATCTTTAGTGCTAATACCCATGTTATCATTTATTAATTATCCTTTTGATTGCCTTACTTCCGTCTATATTCTCTTCTAGTTCTGCCTCTACTTTACCACACTTATATTCAATGTTAGAACTAGCGTCTCTTTCTGCAACTCTTTTACCTTTTAAACAATCAGACATAGCAGGTTGAATACGATGTTCCTTCAACTCTCCTGCTACAAACATACATAAAGCTACTACTGTACTAATAACCGTTTCCATTTGCAAATTCCCTTTGTTTATCTTTAAGCTTTTCTACATCAGATAATAATTTTTCTATTTGTTTACTATGAAACTCAATGTTTACTTTGTTAGTCATATTCATTTCTTGAGTTTCTTGTAGTTTCTCAACAGTCTTATATATATCTTCGATAAGCATGAACTGTTCCTGGTCGATTGGTTTTTGTGTACTAGCTTCAAGTAAATCTTGTTCAAATAATTTGTTTCTAGTCTCAAGATTATTAAGTCTTTCAATCACACCAAATGCAAACCAAGCACCTACAACAATGGCACTAATCAAACCTATTAAGTTTCTTAATGGTAAACCTATATTTGTATTTTCATTTATTTTCATTTAAATATATTTAATATTTTTTTCCACCAAGGGATATACTCATCTGTTAATGTTAATACTTCTTCATATTCTTCTAAATGTACACACTTAGAACAAATACATCTAGGACATTTGTCAACATTACAATGACATTTATGGTTACATGATATACAATCTGACATTATATTCCTTGCAGTCTAGGGTCTTTGCTTGTTATATTTTTTTCTGCTTTAGGTCTAGCGATTGATTGTTTACTTCTCTCACGCAATTGAACCTTTGCAGATTCAGACTTTCTTTTTTCGTCTAACTGTTTTTTTAAATCCCATTTAAAATTCATTTGTTCTCCTTACTGACAAGATAAACATTCATCAGAATCAGAATCTAATTCTGCTAATGCTTCCTCTTTACAATCTTGTCCACAATAAATATCATATTCATCTACTGGTTCAAATTTTTCATTACACTGTTTACATTTTATAATCATTTTCTTTTTCTCCTTTTCTTGTTCAATAGTTTAACTCTAAAGTGCCAACACCATTCAGTCATCTTAATAATACCAGTTTCAACAAATGAAATAGCATTATCAAGTTTTGAAAAACAATTATAAATAAATCTATCTAACATATCCTGGTTCTAAAAATAGAGTCATCAATACAAATAATATTATTAATATACCTGTAAAATAATAATTCATATTTAACTCCATACATTATTTCTTTTTTCTTTTAAAACTTCCTTTACCTTTTTTAGCTTTTACTTTTTTAGGTGCATACTGTTTAGTATACAGTACTGCAACCATACAATTTTTATTATTACTTTTTGCCATTTCTAAATATCTGTGTACCTTTTATACCATAAATACTTGCTACGACAAGAATCCATAAATTTGTGAACCAACTGGGCAGTTGTTGAAACTGTTCAAAAAATTCTTTTATCTTAGCAGAAGCAGTTGGGTCGTCACTAAAAACTCCATATGCAATTACCAAAATTGGCAGCGTTAATACGACCAAAACAAATTCGTCTTTCCAGTCCGATTGTCTTGCCTCTAATAATTTACCTTGATATTCTGTTTCACCCTTAGCCATCTTTTCTGCATGATGCATTTGAGCATCAGCCATCAACATTTTAGTTTGTTGTCTTTTTTTATAGATGTGAGTACCTGCATTTAATGCAATCTTTGCTAAACTAAACCATGCCATTTTTTTCTAACCACTCCTTTACATTAAATGATGGACATTTTTTAACGTCATCTACTTCATAATGTCCTATCACTTTGTTTATACTATACTTATCTTTTAATTTTGTTACTATATCTTTTAGTGTTTCAAATTGTTCTTCGTTAAAATTATTTTCCCATCCTCCACTTTTATCTGAACCACCTACTAAACATATTCCTATTGATGTACCATTAACTTGTCTAGCATGAGAGCCTGTTCTATGTTCTTCTCTACCAGTTTCTAATGTTCCATCTCTTTTAATAACAT